ATGTAAGATCAACGCATAGAGAATATTTATCACATTTAATATATCATTATATTCAGCTTATAATTTTATCAGCGGTTGCTATTAAAATTACTAGTCAATCTGGAGAACTATACACATCATACAAAACATATATAACAAATTATATAACCAATGTTAGAGATATAGATACAGGACAACCAATACAAAATTACGTTAGTAATAAAAGCAAAGTTTTTAATTCAAGTAGTTCTTTTGTAGAACAAAAAACACATAATAAAAAGATCATCAATGAAATTGAAGATAATGAAAGACACTTAGATTATTTGTATCTATACATTTATTTTATTATTACCTTATTAGTAGTAATAATATTATTTTGTATATTATTTAAAAATAAAAATAATTATTTAATATCTGTATTAATTTTATTAATATTAATAAATGCGTATTTTTCAAAATATGTTGTATTAATTGAAGGATTTAATAATATAGATCTTGCAACTAGTAATTGTCCATATGGCGATACAATAAAATTTCATTTATGTCAAGCTTTAAATGTAGCATATGAACGTTTTAAAAGTAATGATTTACCAATTATTGAAGGTGTAGCAACTAAATTAATTGGAGAAAATAAATTATATAAAGAATTATATGCTAAAACTAAAAATCTTAACATAAATATGGAAGATAAAATAAATATAGATACATTTTCTTTTTATCGTCGTAAGGCTTATACAAATCTATTTATGCGTATAGTAATATTAGCAGTATTATTGTTAATATTATATAATATATTTGGTTATAATTATATTATTGTAATATTAGGTATAGTATTATTTTGTTTAATTTTAATGGTATATTTTTATACCTTAAAACATATTAATAGAACTAATTATAGTAGTAAGAATTGGAATCATAAATATATGTATTCTAAGTAAAATAATATTTATAAAATAATGGCAATTGATGATTTATTTACACAAATTGACAGTAGATTTAATAGCGAATTAAGTGGGTTAAGAGTCACGATTAAAACCAATATAACAACTGCTAGTGGGGAAAACAAAATAAGATCAGTATATGATGATAGTAGTGGAAGTAATTTATTAAAATTAGAATATACTCATAGTTCAACTACTACTCTTTGTAATCACGATATTACAGGATTAGTAAATTTATTTGAAAAATATTTAGTAGATGATCAAAATTCAACTATACCAAAATTAGATTATAGTGATAATAATGATATTGATACAAGTTATAGTAATTTATCATCAATGAATAAAACAATAAATGATAATAAAAATACTGAAAAATTAATTAGAAATGATATTACTAAAACTACCAATAATATTGATTTACAATATTATGAATCAGTAATAGTATTTATAATATTAATAATATTTATAGTTATAACAATAGTTTTTAATTTAAATAATAAAAAACAATATGTAAAATATTTAATACCAATATTGATTTTATTATTTGTTATAATACATTTATTTAATAATTTATATATTCAAATAGAACCTTTTAATTCAGGTCCAAACTTATTTGGATTTGATGAGTTTAAAGGTGAATTAGTCTCAAAGTATGATTCTAAAAAAACTACAATTCCTCCTGATGTTAATAATTATTATGATGTTTTTAAATATTTAACTGATAATGATATATATGATGTTCCCAGTGCAGATTCTACTTTAAATAGCTTAATTACTACATATGCTATATTAGATTTTATGTATAGGTTTAAAAACATTTATAAAGATCAAGGATTAGCAAACAAAGAAAGAAACAAACAGTATATCGATGAAATAAATAAAAATCTTAAAACAGAAGTAGATAAATATCAGCATATAAATGCATTAGTAAAAAGATCAGTTAAAAATACTAAAAATCATTATAATAATTTATACTTAACTACATTGTATTATAGAGATATTGTATATCTGTTAATTTATTTAACAATTATAAGTATTTTATTAAATGTAATTTTTATAGAATTTGGTTTTAATTATAGTGATAAAAGAGTTTTGGGATTATATATATTTTTATTTATATTAGGAATAGTAATATATTCTTATAGATATTTAATAAGGGTTAAAACAAACCCACGTAATAGATATTTCTAATTAACACTTTTAGCACTTTTCCATAGATTAGAGTTTTCAGGATCATATTTTTCAATATGTTTGCACTTACCCCTATACTGATAACCAGGGCAAGAACAAATAATTTCTTTAGGTGTATTTTCATTTTTCCAAATCATATAATACATTTCGTATTGTTTATTACTATCAGTCTCACTTTTAATAAAGATTTTGCGGATATCAACAGTAGATGTCATTATAATTATTTATTTAATTATGTCATCATTTTTTATTATTAAAATGTTAAATTCTTTCGCTTTTTTCATACTAGTTGAAGTGCTATTAAGATCTTTAGTTATTAAAACATCTACAGATTTTGAAACAGTAGAAACTACTTTACCATTATGTTGTTCTATTAATTTTTCAAGATCTTTATTTCTAACACCAGTAAAAGAAACCTTTTTACCTACTAATCTAGGATCTAAATAGGGTAGTGCTACAGGTGATGTATCAACGTTAACATTAATATTATAATAATATTTATTGTAAAATACTTTAAAATTATCAAAACCTGTTAAAAATTGTTCAGCATTAATTTTACCAATACCTTTAATTTTAATAAGATCATCCAATATTATATTATCAGTTAAAATATTTGTGTAATTACTTATAATAAGTTTAAGTTTTTTAGATCCTAAGGACCTATCAAATATATTTGAACCAGCCATAATATCTTCCATACCCCCAGTATATTCTAAAGCTTCTTTAATACAATTCATAATTATTTCAATCTTTTTAACTCCAATACCTTCAATACCTTTAAGATCATTAGGATCTTTAATATCTAAAATACTTTCTAATGTTTTAAATCCTTTGTTATACAATTTAACTACAGTTCCTTCTGCTAAATTCTTAATTCCCAATGTTTTAAAAAAATGCGTTGTTCTTCCAGTTCTTTGTTCTTGTGGTGATTCTTCATCTGCTTTTTTAACAAATATTGCATCCGTATTTGTTTCATCCCATTCCCAATTACCATCAGGCATTTTAGGCTTAACTTTCTTAATAACTTCAATAATCTTAGGTATTACTTGTCCTGAACGCACTATTTTAATTTTAGCATCTTTACCTATACCATTTTCTTGTATAAACTTTGCGTTATATCCAGAAGCACATTCAATGTTAACCTGATCAATATTAACTTTATTAAAGATAACTCTAGGTTTATATCTATTGTCTTTGGATAATTTATATTCTACATCTATTACTGTTGTAATAGCAGTTTCATCTAATTCCGCATTTTTAAAAGCAAACGAAAAGTCTGGATTACCTGATTTAATATTAGAATAATGTTGTGAATTGTCGGTTATAACAATTCCATCAATTTCGTAATTTGATTCAGTTTTAAATGTATTTAATGTTAATTTAAGATCTTTAATGGTTAAAGGTTCTTTTAATAATTGATATTTAACACAATTGGTTTTAACTAATTTTAATTGTTCTTCTATTGTTATAGGTTTATCTAAAACATTGTAAATTACTAAATCAACTAAAGATAATAAAGGAATATTTGGGGTTTTAGCATTTACTAGACCTGCTACAACATTTCTAGCATTAGAACCATATTCAGTTTTCCATTTATGTTTAGGTATTATTAATTCACCTCTAACATTTTCAGTAACTATTTTAGGTAAATTAATGTGAGGTAATATATGACTTATATCGCTTCCAATTTTACCATTACCTCTAGTATATAATTTGTTTTCAGTTTTATTGTAAAATGCAGATATTCCATCAAGTTTTTCAGATATTACATAATTATTGGACTTATATTTTTTAATCCATTTTTGTAAATCTTTATCTTCTTTAATTTTAGTTTGTGATCCTAAATGATATGGAAGTTTTACACAATTATCTTTTGCTTCACAACCTATTAATTTAAAATATTTATTTTTAGGATCTAATTTCTGTAATTGTTCTCTTAAGGTATCATATTCTTTATCAGTTATGATTGGATTACCTAATGTATAATGGTAATCGTATTTAGTAAGTTTATCAACTAATTTTTGAATATCAGTCATTATTATTATTAATACTATAAATCATTTTTTAAAATATAGTTTATTTTTTGCTAGACCAATCTATAAACATTAAAACATTTATAAACCAAATACAAAATAAAAGAGCATTTATTTGTGTAATATCATTGTTTAATATGTAATTTTTATCTAACATTATATTTGTTGAAGCTAATTGAAAACTTTCAATAACTGTATTTGCGGAAGGTGTAATATCAATAAGTGGTAATATTTTACTGTTATCACTAAGTAGTTCGCAACAACGAAATGGAATATTAACAATCATTATTTAATATAGAATATAAAAAACATTCAGTGCAATTTCTTTTACGATGTTTTAAACATATATTACTACATTGTTTACATTTAGTTCTAATTACTCGATGGATACATAATTCACTACCACCGCATTCATAACATTTAGATTTTTGTTTATTATGTGGACAAAGTTTCATAGTATATCCACAGTCTTTACAAGCACTTTTTCTACGATTATGGATACAAATTTGACTACCTTTACAATCTTTACATATTGTGCGTTTTATATTATGAATACAAAAAGAACCACCACCACAATCTCTACATAATGTTTTACGTAAATTGTGTAAGCACTTTTTTTGTTGTTTTTTAACCATTTTATATACTATGATATTATTAATTAAAAAAACTATCTATTTTACACTCACTACACTTTGATTTTTCTTTATTATGAACACATTTTTTAGGTTTATATCCACATTCATAACACATATCTTTTCTACGATTATGCTCACAAATGTTAGAACCTTTACAATCACGACAGTTTCTTTTTTGACGTTTATGTTGACAAATATTAGATCCTTGACATTCTATACAATTTGATTTTCTACGATTATGAAGACAAATTTGACTACCTTTACAATCTTTGCATATTGATTTTCTACGATTATGACAACATTTACTATTCATAATTAATTATACAAAATAAATATTTATATTGCATTCAACACAAGAATTCTTTTGTAAATTATGAATACACAACCTAGAACCTTTACAATCTTTACATATTGATTTTCTACGATTATGTTTGCATATTTGACTACCTTTACAATCATAACAATATTGTTTTTGCCGATTATGTGGACATCTTTTAGGTTGAAAACCACACTCATAACATCTTACTCTTTTTCTATTATGTTGGCAAAAACTAAGTCCGCAATATTTACAGTCAGATTTACGACGATTATGTTCGCATAACATAATTATAATATAATATATTATTGTTTATATAATAAAAATAATAAAATATACACAAAAATAATACAATGTTATACATTTAAATCAACATATATTCTAGTAGTTTCTTTTTATTATTAATTTTTTTCATTGATGAAATGAGTTCAATTTTAACGTGTGGAATAGTTGAATAGAATTCATTAGACAATGATAGCATTTTTTGTTGATCTTTAGTTGTTTTTATTACTCTCTCAAGATTTTTAAGAACTTTTTGTCCTTTTTTAATTTGATTAACTGTAAGTTTGCCAAGCGGATAAATGTTAGATTGCATTATAATATTATTTAATTATGTTATCATTTTTTATTTCTAAATTTCGAAATTAATCTACTTGTTAATACAATATATTCGAATGGTATTGGTTCAAATATACTATCATAATCCTTTATAGACAAATATAAAGATCGTGCATATGATATTGCTACACAAGATCCTTCATTCGTTTGTTCAGCTTTTCGTTTAATAAAAGTTAAATTCGGTATTATTTTTATAAGATTTTTAGTTCCAACATCTGCTGTTTGTTTCCAAGGATCTATTATATGTAGATTTTTATTATTTTTGAAAATAATTCTTGCGTGTCGATTATAAGCAATTAGTGCTATGAGATTCAATAAAATTATTAAGATATGTTGTTGATAGTTCAATTGTTCTAGTTGAAATAGCACATTTACTGAATATAAATTGTCTAGATTTATTACCTGGAATTAATTTAGATAACCATTCTGGTTCATTAAATGGTATATCGATACCAATAATACCATCCGTTTTTAATTATTATATTTTTTATTGATAATATTTTTAAGTTTTTATCATTCTTATAATACATATATAACCGTGTTTAATATTCCATAATGGTTTGGAATATGATCTTCCTGTATAATTTTTTTGGCAAATAAATTGAAGTATTTTCACGATTTGCTAAAGCTATATCAGACAGTTTTCGTAATATTAATGTTCCCTTCCCTGTTATTCCTATTATTTTTTCAGTTTTAGATAATTTAATATCTATAAGTAATGTTTTTGTTATTTGATTTTTAGTTTCTTTATTATAAATTGATATTCTGCTTTTTAATGTATTAATATCAATTTTACCTGTTTTAGGATTTAATATTTTATTGTAATATATAAAATTGTTTATATAAAAGGCATTTTTTCATCTTTAAATATAGATTCATTATATGATAATGTATTCCAATTAATTTTATTTTGATTTTGTTTTAATAATCCTAAGGCATTTTGATTTTGAGATAACCAAAAATAATATACCCTGTCATAATAATTTAAATCTTCATAATCATTTTTTAATAATTTATTTTCATATTGTATTTTTTTATCTAATAACTCTATAGCATTTGGATTTAATGATAATCTATACCAACAAATAAGTTCTAGATTATTCTTTAATATCTCTATAGCATTTGGATTATATGATAAACTATACCAATCTATTTTATCTTTATTATTTTTCAATAGCTCTATAGCATTTGGATTTGATGATAAATTATACCAATCTATTTTATCTTTATTTTTTTCTAATAATTGAATAGCATTTGGATTTTTTGATAAATTATACCAATCTATTTTATCTTTATTATTCTTTAAAATCTCAACAGCATTTGGATTTTTAGATAATTTAGTCCAATTTATTTTATCCTTATTATTGCGTAAGATCTCAATAGCATTCGGGTTTTTTGATAATTTATTCCAATTTATTTTATCTTTATTATTGTTTAAAATTTCAATAGCATTCGGGTTTGAAGATAATTTAGTCCAATTTATTTTATCTTTATTATTGTTCAAAATCTCAATAGCATTCGGATTTGAAGATAAGTTATTCCAATTTATTTTATCTTTATTTTTTTTTAAAATCTCAATAGCATTTGGATTTAAACATAATTTACACCAATTAATTTTTTTATAATACATTAAATTATTATATTTTTTATTTGATAATTTATTTTCATATTTAATTCTGGATTTTAGTATGTTAATAGCATTTGAATTATCAGATAATGCATCAAAATGTAATTTACTATAGTCAATCCAATCTAATAAAACTTTTTTCTTATTATCTAGTAATTGCCAATAATATTTTAAGATCACCTGTATAACATTATCATCAAATATCGATTTATTTAAGATCTTTTTTACAATATTAAACTTTCTTACGGCTAAAGACATTTATATAAAATTATAAAATAAATAGTATCATTTTTTTAATATTGGAGTTCTTGAATAATAAGTAAAATTTAGTTTTTTTATTATATATATATATAAATGAAATCATTACGTAATATAAAAACTTATATTAAAACAAAACTTTCATCCTTGTTTAATTCTAACAGAGTTTTAGCAATAAAAAAAGAATATTTACATTCTTTCTTTAAAAAAGAAGATTTACGCAGTTGTTCAACAGATGGTTTTGATTTTTTTATAATACCAAGTGAATATTATTTATGGAAAGGTGTTAATATCGCAAGTAAAAAAAATCAAAATTTAAATATTAAAAGTAAAAATACGGAAGAAATATTAGAACATTTATCTTCTTATTTTTTTGCTGATAAAGAAACCGCATCTTTATACGGAACCAAGCGGTGTATATCAAAAAATGTAGGTTTTGATTTACAATTTAGAATTGTTGAAGATATAGTTTTATTAGATATAAGTAGTATTAACACTATTATAGCGTTGTATAATTACATTAAGAATATTACAATAGATGAATTAGAAAAAAATAAATATTTAATAGATAATTATACAACTGAATTAAAATTTTGGAAAGGTAGTGATAAATGGAAAAAAAATTATCCAACAGAAGAAATATTTTTTACAGAAAAATGGAAAAAAGAAATGAAAGGATTAATAATAGATACATTAGGTAATTATGATAGAGGTAATTCATTTGAAGATAGTATAGGATCTCCTAAAACACCTACAATGGTTGAAAGAAAATCTAAAGAATTTTTTGATAGCGAATTAGTTAAATTAATATGTGGTATGAAACATTTAAATTGTAATGGACAGCAAATTAATGGTTGGATCTATTTTAAACAAATAAAAACAGATGATAATATATCTACTTTTCACGATGAATTAATGATATGTAATCCATATGGACATATAGAATATGTTGGTTATCATAAAATATAATATTTTATACAATTGGCATAGGTTCATCTTCAAATATTGAAGGATTTGCAGATAAATAATACCAATCAATTTCATACTGATTATTTTTCAATAAATCTATAGCATTTGGATTTAAACATAAATTATTCCAATCAATTTCATCCTCATTGTTTTCTAATAAATGAATAGCATTAGGATTTAAAGATAAATTATCCCAATCAATTTTAGCCTCATTGTTTTCTAATAAATCAATTGCATTTGGATTTTTTGATAATTGAAACCAACTTATTTTATCTAGATTATTTTCTAATATATGCATAGCATTTTTATTTTCAGATAACATAAACCAATTAATTTTGTCTAGATTATTTTCCAATAAATGAATAGCATTTGGATTTTTTGATAAATTATCCCAATCAATTTTATGTTTATTTTTTTCTAATAAATGAATAGCATTTGGATTGGTAGAGAGAAAAGACCAATCAATTTTATGTTTATTTTGTTCTAATAAATGAATAGCATTTGGATTCAATGATACAAATTTCCAATCTATATTATTTTTATATTGTTCTAATAAATCAATTGCATTTGGATTTGCAGATAAATTATGCCATGTCAATTGTTCAAGGTTAATCCAGTCCAATAAAATTTTACTTTTATTTTTAAGATTTTTCCAATATTCTGTTAAGATAATCTGTATAACATTCTCATCAAATACAGATTTATTTAAGATCATTTTAGCAATATTAAACTTTCTTACAGCTAAAGACATAGGTATCTGTTGTTTGGCAAAGGTGTTCAGTTGTATGATAAATAACTTACTTTTTTTACTTCATTTTTTTAAATAAAATTGTAGTATTCTTACATTTTTTGTGATAGCGTCTTTTTTCTTTGAGCTTAAAATGATATTTTGGACATTTTGTCCTTTGCAAACTATTGGCTATCTATAAAATTAAAATATCATTTTATAAAGACATAGGTTCATCTTCAAATATTGAAGGGTTTTCAGCTAATAATTTCCAATCTATTTTATCTTTATTATTTTTAAGTATATCTATAGCATTTGGATTTAAACATAAATTATCCCAATCAATTTTATTTTCTAAATTTTCAAGTTTTTTAATAATAATAAATAAAATGTTATCATTTTAAATAGTAGGCATAGGTTCATCTTCAAATATTGAAGGGTTTGAAGATAAATAATACCAATCAATTTCATCTTGATTTTCTTTCAATAAATCTATAGCATTTGGATTTAAACATAAATTATCCCAATCTATTTTATTGTCTAAATCATCAAGTTCTTCTTCATTTTCTATCAAATCTATAGCATTCGGATTTAAACATAAATTATTCCAATCAATTTTATCTAAATTATTTTCTAATAAATCTATAGCATTTGGATTTTTAGATAAATTATCCCAATCTATTTTATCTTGATTATTCGTTAAAAGCTCTATCGCATTTGGATTTGCAGATAAATTATACCAATTAACTTTATCTAAATTATTTTCTAATAAATGAATAGCATTTGGATTCTTTGATAATAACATCCAATTTATGTGATATTGATTATTTTCTAATATATCTATCGCATTTGGATTTGCTGATAAATGATACCAATCGATTTTATCTTCTAAATCTAAATCATATAATGCTTCTTTTGTTAATGTATTTTCAAATTCTATTCGTTTTTTTAATAATTTTATTGCATTTGGATTTCTAGATAAACTTTCCCAATATATTTTGTTTTCATTGGATGACAATAAATCTATAGCATTTGGATTAATACATAACATATACCAATCTATTTTGTCTTGATTTTTTTTAAGTAAATCTATAGCATTTGGATTTTCAGATAAATATTTCCACGATAATTTTTCATGGTTAATCCAATCTACTAAAACTTTATTTTTATTTTTAAGATCTTTCCAGTATTCTGTAAGGATAATGTGTATAACATTTTCATCAAATATAGATTTATATAAGATCATTCTCACAATATTAAAACGTTTTACGGCTAATGACATTTATAATTATAAAAATATAAATGATATCATTTTTTTTTAT